GGATGATGGACGCCCAGCGAGGTTCGAATGGATTGCTAATACTCGCGTTACATTTGATTTAGATATTCACAACGAATATGTCACAAACTATTATGTTGATGGATCAGTTGTGCCAATGGAAGGACTTGGAAGTCTTGTAACATTCCAAGCACTCGATGAAGGTATCCTTTCACGCGGAGCGCGAACAATTCAGTCAGCGATCGATATTGATAAGGCTGCATCCATCGCAGCGCAAACTCCACAGCCAGGTGGCTTCATTAAGAACTCCGGAGCTGACTTAGACCCTAAAGAAGTACAAGGATTGTTAGCTGCTTGGAAATCTGCTCGTCAGAATCGTTCAACTGCTTACTTGACAAGCACGCTTGATTACACACCAGTTTCCTTCTCACCAAAAGACATGATGTATGACGAAGCAAAGCAATTCATGGCGACTGAAATTGCAAGAATGTGCAATGTTCCTGCCATTTATGTTTCAGCGGACATGAACTCTAGTTACACATATACGAATGTTTTAGATTCACGCAAAGATTTTGTTGCTTACTCATTACAGCCATTTATCTCAGCGATTGAAGATCGTCTATCTATGGACGACATTACAGCGCGTGGCAATGTAGTTAAGTTCGCAATCAATGACACATTCCTTCGTCAAGACCCATTACAAGAACTTCTAGTAATTGAAAAATTGCTATCGCTAGGACTCATTACAGTTGAGCAGGCGATGGAAATGACAGATCAAACACCTAACGGAAATGAGGGGATGACATCTTGAAGATTACCTTCGATGCAGCCTTCGCTGCTGATGTTCAGGCATCAAGCGAGACAAGACAGATCAGCGGCAAGATTGTGCCTCTCGAAACTGAGACAGGTAACACTTCAGCTGGCAAAGTTATATTTGAGCGCGGTTCAATACAGATTCCAGAACCAAAGACCGTAAAGCTACTTAGCCAACACGATGTCAAGGCACCGCTAGGACGCGCTCAATCTTTTACAGAAACAGATGATGCAATTTACGCATCATTTAAGATCAGCAACTCATCACGCGGAACAGACGCTTTGATATTGGCTAGCGAAGGGTTACAAGCTGGACTTAGTGTCGGTGTTGAAGTGATCAAGTCAAAGAGCAAGAACGGCGTTATCCATGTATCCGCCGCAAAACTCATGGAAGTAAGTTTAGTAACAGAGCCAGCATTTAAGTCTGCTCAGGTTACTGAAATCGCAGCAGAAGAAGCTGAAAAAGTTTCTGAAGTTGTAGAAGAAACCCAACCATCAAACGAAAGCGAGACAGCTGTGGAGAATACTCCAGAGACAGTTGCAGCACCAGAAGTGGAAGCAGCAGCGGTTGAAGCTGCTCGTCCAACTGTGACTGTAACAAGCGTGCGTGAGCGCGTAGCACCAATCACATCAGCACAATACCTCGAAGCAAACATCAAGGCAGCTCTTGGTGATGACGAAGCACGCCGCACAATTCGTGCAGCAGATGATTCAACATCAACAAACACAGGCTTGACACTTCCAGGTCACCTACAAACATTTCTTACAGACACATTTACAGGACGCCCTGCATTTGAAGCTGTAACTCGTTCAGCACTCGTAGAGTCAGGCATGAGCTTTACAGTTCCACGCCTCTACACAAATGCTTCAACAGCTAACACAGCACCAACAGTTGCAGACACAAACGAAGGTGCATCACCATCTGAAACAGGCATGACTTCATCTTATGACACAGTAAATGTCGAGAAGTTCAGTGGCTTGCAGCGTGTAAGTTTTGAGCTCGTAGATCGCAGCTCACCTGCATTCATGGAACTTATGATGGCAGAACTTCGCAAGGCTTATGAGAAGGCTACTGATGCAGCTCTTATTGCTGCATTTACAGCTAACGGAACACAAGCAACCGGTGTTGCTGCAACAGCAGCAGGACTACAATCCTTCATCTCAGTAGAAGGCGCAGCAGCTTACAAGGGAACTGGCGGAGATTTCGCTAACAAGCTTGTAGCATCAACAGACCAATGGGCAGCAATCGCAGGATACGCTGACACAACAGGTCGCGCACTTTACTCAGCACAAGGCGCAACTTACAACGCATCAGGTAACGCAGTAGCAACTTCTGTTGTCGGTGGCGTACTTGGTACAGACCTTATCGTTGATCACAACATCACAACTTCAGGAATCATTGATGAATCAGCATTCCTAGTTGCACCACGCAGCGTGTACGCGTGGGAATCCCCTACGACAAATTTGAGAGTCAATGTGTTGACCTCAGGTGAGATTGAAATAAATCTCTACGGATATTTAGCACTCTATGTTGCTAAATCTGGTAAGGGCGTTCGTCGCTTCAATTACACAGCACCGTAAGCAAGACCCTAAGTCGCTGGGGGTGGGTCGCAGCCCTTGACCCACTCCCAGTCTTTAGAAAGGATATGGAATGTCACTTTGCACAGTTGCAGAACTTCGCTCAGCACTAGGTGTTGGCTCGCTATACGCTGATGCCACCCTTCAACAAACATGCGATGCAGCTGATGCCGTCATTCTTCCAATGCTTTGGAGTCCTACTTACTTCACAGTAGCTCATGGCAACATTGTCGGTACAGGAACTTTATACTTTGACATTCCTGTTAAAGAAATCTTTTATGTTGGTCAAACTGTAACTATTGCCAATTCAGGTTCTTCCTATAACGGAAACAAAGTGCTTACAGCCGTTGGCGATTACTCTATTAGCATGGCTACAAATCACAGCACAGTACAACCTAAACACGCTATTGCACCTTTTGGAACAGTCGCTTCAAGAACCTACACAGACTGGACAGCAGATTCAGCAGTCCAAGAAGCAGCACTTATGATTGCAGTAGATATTTGGCAGGCTCGTCAGGTATCTAACTCAGGCGGCGTATCACCGGACTTTACTCCTAGCCCATATCGCATGGGTAACACTCTCTTGGCTAGAGTTCGTGGACTTATTGCTCACGCACTCGATCCGCGTTCGATGATTGGGTAGGAAATGCCAGTTGCTCTTACTACTCTTAGAACCACGATTGCGACAGCATTAGTCGATAACGCTAAGTGGCAAACCTTTGCATTCCCACCAGCCACAGTTCTTGCTAACTCTGTAATTGTTAGCCCTTCTGATCCTTACCTAGAGCCAAATAACAATCAACACAATACGATTGCTCCAACTGCTAATTTTAAGATAATCATCACCGTTCCTTTGTTCGATAATGAAGGCAACCTCAATGGAATTGAAGATGCCCTTGTGGGTGTGTTCAACAAACTCGCAGCATCCGCATTGACCTATAATGTGGGAGCAGTAAGCCAGCCAAGCGTTCTAAACGCGGCATCTGGTGACCTGCTTACTTGCGAGATGTCACTATCCGTTCTAACTACCTGGAGCTAAAATGTCCGAATGGGAAAAAGAAAACGAAGCCTTCCTGAAGAAAATCGGGCAGGTTACTTCAGCACCAAAGCCAGCATCTACTAAGAAAGACGAGGAATAATCCTAATGGCTGTATTTCTAAACAATAACGTAGGCGTTAAGATTAACTCTGTTGATCTTTCTGACCATGTAACAGCAGTAACAATCAACCGTTCATTTGATGAACTCGAAGTAACAGCGATGGGTGACAACTCACACAAGTTCGTAAAGGGCTTGGAAGCATCTACTGTAACAATCGACTTCCTTAATGACACAGCATCAGCTAACGTCCTTGCGACACTTCAAGCTGCATGGGGAACAACAGTCACAGCTGTATTCCTACAGACAAAGGGAACAGCAGTATCTGCAACCAACGTTTTATATACCGTTTCTCTGTTGATTAACAACACAACAGACATCAACGGTGCTGTTGGCGATATTGGTACACAATCAATCACATTTACTGCTAACTCAACAGTTGCAGTAGCCACAACAGGTACTTTCTAAACAACTAAACAAAGGGGCACAGCATGGCAAAGCTAAAAGTAACAAGGGCAGATGGACAAGTTGGGGAGTACCCAATCACTCCATTGGTGCAATATGGTTTTGAGATTTACGCTAAGAAGGGCTTTCACAAAGCGTTCATCGAAGATCAGAAGCAAAGCGATATCTTCTGGCTAGCTTGGGAATGTATCCGCCGTTCGGGTGAAACTGTTAAGCCATTCGGAGAAGGATTCATTGAAACTTTGACTAGCGTTGAAGTTCTCGATGATGACCCTTTGGCTTAGGGCGCGACTCGATCACCTATCT